CAACTTAGCCATCTCTTTCTCACGCATCAATTGCATTTCAAGAGCAGCCTTCTGTTGTGCCATCTGCATATCAATCTGCATCTGCTGTTGTTGCATCTGTAAGTCAGCTTGTGCTTTAGCTTGGTTAGCTTGTATCTCAGCCTGAGTCTTAGCCATCAATGCCTGTAATTCTGGGGGCATCTGCTGCTCTTGTGGAGGAGGATTAGAAAGCATCTGGTCTTGCTCTGGTGTAATCGCTTTGTAGAACTCAGCACTATCTTTAAAGCCAGCAATCTCAACCATGCGTCCCAAAGTACCACGATATTGAGCAGGGGAAACGTAGGGATTAGCAAGCCCATACTGACCAATCAACTGCTCTTGTTTAGCAAGAACCATAGACAACATAGCCATCTGCTCTTGTCGGTTACCAGCACCCAAACCTACGTTGATAGAAACATCGTATTGGTTAGCCCATGTTCTAGGGTCAAACTCTACGAACTCACCACGCATGCGAACCATACGAGCCTTATCCTGATACTTACAGAGCAAGTGCAAGATGCCTTGGAACAAAGACTTAACGCCTGTCTCAGCAAAGATTCGAGCCATCAGTTCAATCTTACCTGCGCCAGCTTGTTGCATAGAGGCTACTGCTGCTGCCGTAACATTCTGTAAGACAGAGGGGTCTAACCCTTGTGAGGCATCAGACACGCCTGTACGCTTAGACTGTACTGTGTCCAGATACTGAAGCATTGGGAACGCCTGTGCTGCCACATTCTGAACTGTTAATTGCTGGACAGCGTTCATAGACTTAACACGAATAACACCACCTGCTGTAGAAGTAAGCAAATCGTCTAAATTTGTTTGACCTTCTACGGCTAATACTCTGGCGTTGTTGGTGAGATAAAGGTTATCCAACATCTGACGAGTGATAGTGGTCTTGATTAACTGTAGGTCAACTGTTCTGTCAGCCAACGAGTTACCAAAGAACTTGTGTGGAATTGGTATAGGACAGATTGAGTGGAAAGGAACATAGTCCACTTCCTCAACCATTTCCTTACCCTTCTCGTCCTCAAGAATCTCATTAGAAGCGTAGAACACTTGAACCAATGAAGCAATGCCTTTGCCATCTAAGTCAGTTTTGACATAGCACTCAAAGACTTCAATCTCTTGCATTGAGGGGTCATCTGTCTGTGTTTGGTAGGGTTGCTCACCTGCTGCATAACGAGCCACACGCTCTGGTGTGTACGCTAGTGCATCACCCATCTGCAAGCCTTCAATCTGTTTCTTGTTAAAGCCCATAGCCACCAAGGTGCTACGAGTCAACATCTGCCTGTGGGCTACGAATGGGCTATCAGCAATAGTTCTAGCCTTCTTGCTAATCAGGAATTCTTCGGGGGGTACGTTCTCAATCGTTACTTTGCCTGACTTCTTCTTCTGTTGGACAACTACGTTATGAGTAGCACCCATCACAGGCATACCCATAGGGTCTATAACTGGTTGTCCCATTGGGTCAAATATTGGGAACTCTATCGTATCTTGCTCGACAATCTCCATAGTCTCATCACTCATCAGCATTGCTAACTCATCGTTAGTCAAGTCAAAGTAACGCTCTTTGGTTATGTCTTCTTTATCTTGCCAGTACGCTTTCAGAATTCCATTTTTCTGAAGCAAAGCGTCCTTAAACCAATCATGGAGAATGGCTACGCCTTCGTTGTCTCTGGTAAATACCCAATTGCAATAGTCAGTAGCTTGCTTGGCAGAGGCTTCGTCTTTCGGGCCTTGTGGCTCGAAAACTACGATATTGTCTGAGCCTGTAAAGATACGAACTAAGCTAGGCAGCGCACCATCTATCGCTTCTGCCACTTCTCCAGTAACGATTTGAGACTTTCCCTCAACCTCATTACCATAGGGCTGTCTGAGATACGCTTCCAAAGCCAGTTTGCGCTGCTCAACAGTTTCGCTTTCAATAAATCCAATTGCATCGTCAATCTCTGCTTGGATTATCGACATTAACTCGTTCTGTGCCATGCTTGTCCTTTGGAGGTCTTCCAATTCTGGGTTTGTCCAATTTTAACTCATTTACCACATTTTCGAGCATTTCGATACGTTTTTCAAGTTCTTTTACTTTAGGGGCTAGATTTACCCCCTGCATTGATACATACATCAGACAATCCATTTCGGAGTTTGGTTAATAGGCTTAGACCAAGTTGAATGACCTTCATCCAATCCAAGGGCTAAGTAGCGGAACGAATCAGAGCCATGACTTGACCAATCGTGTAGTGGTCTTTCATAGAATATCTTACGCTTCTCATCGTAGTCTCTGCGGTAGTTTCTCAGGCAGTTCAATCCTGTCTGTACCTGTGGAACATTAAACCAGCACCTTGGCAACAACCTTCTTACCGCTTGGATGCCATCATCTAGTCCCATTCTGGGAGCAATCTTGACCTCTAGTCCTGATTCCTCAAGCATTTCCATTCGGCTCTTACCTGTGCCAAGTTCCCTGACCCTAACGTCATGGGGCAATATATGCTCTGCTTTGGAGTAATCGTTATCCTTAATCCACTTAACGTAGTGGTCTAGTCCTACGCCATGATTCTCATAGTAGTCAATCAGACGCACCTCAGTACCTACCAACTGAGCCACCCAGATAGACGTAGAGTCACCCATTCCTAAGTCCCAAGCAGTAAAAGTCCTACTTAGTTCCTCTCTGGGAATCTCTTGCATGTGCTTCTTTTCTTCTAGTTCATTTAGGATTTGCCCATAGTAAGAGCCTTCTACGGCAGCATCAAAGCTACACTCAAACTCTTGGCGGTACTTATCCTCACCCATCTCATTCTTAGCCGCCCTTAGTTCTGTGTCATCCACTACACCAGTTTCCGAGGCTTTGAACTCTAGCAAACCCCATCCATCCTCAGTTTTAGCCCTGTCTCGCAGTTCTTTAAAGTGATTATGTCCCTTTGGCGTACCAATGAATAAGCACCAGCCCTGTCTGTCAACCAAACTTGGTCTACACACATCTGTCCATATCTTAGGGTTCTGGTCACCAATCTCGTCTAGGATTACCCCATCGAAATACTGACCACGGAGTGTTTCTGGATTGTCTGAGCCAAACAACTGGATGCGCCTACCCCAGAAGTCCACCCTAAGTTCTGAGATATTGCTAGTGCCACCCAGAGGCTCTGCATACTTTACAAGGTAGTCCCATGCCACCCTTTTAGCTTGTCCGTATGTAGGGGCTATATAGGCGTATCTAGGGGCTTCCTTTTGGTTGAGCAGAGCATCCTTGATTAAGTGGTTAATCGCAGAGACTGTTTTACCCATGCGCCTATGAGCAACAACAACGCCAAAACGCTTACTGTCCATCAGTTCATGGATAGCAAGTTGTTGTTCTCTGGGTTTGTAGGCTATCTCGATTACTTCTGCCATTGGACGCTTATCTGAATGTCTTTACCTTCTTCTCCAGTTACTTGGAGTGGTAAGACCCTACCGATTAGCCCCATGAAAGCCTGTGGGTGTGTCTCTGCCTTCTCTACGAGATAAGCAACACCACCTGCGCCCTCTAATGCCTCCAATATCATCTCTCTAAGAACAGCATTGCCCTTATCAAGACTTCCCTTCGGTCTTCCTGCGCCTTCTCGTGCGCCACCACGATATGAAATATTTGATTGTTTTTCAATCATTGTTTGACTCCTCTAGGGTTGGTCAAGGTTGCTATACAAAGAATAATGTGAGATAATTATAGTTCAATATCACTCAAGAAGGTTTATATGAAAGTCACCATTACTCAAGACAAGACACTCAGCACAGACGCTGTCTATGACGATGAAGCAAAGAGCCTACCCCCAGAGGTGTTAGCTAGCTTCCTAGAAGATGCAATCAGACACTTGCAGACACACATCCTAACGCTTCAATCAGTCCAAGAGTCCTAACTCTTTTTCGGCTATGTACTTGTAGTAGTTGTCAATCATCTCTTGGTCAACTACATCAGATACACCAGCCTTGCGCTTTTCTAGTGCGCCAATCACATTGCTTCGCATATCACCACGTTTGCCAGCAAACTCACGCTCAATCTTCCCATAGGATTTAGGCAACAGGATTTCTACTGGTACGTTACCTAGTAAGCCACCCTCAAGTGAGCCACCATAAGTACCTGCAAAGTTTGTGCTGTATGATTTATGGCTTGATGGGGTTAGCAATCCGTCTGGGTTTGCCTTAATGATTGTGTTACCAGCATAGCCCCTTGGTAGACCACGCAAGGCATCATCTGTCAAAGCGTTTACCAAGTCTTCCTCATTGAAGCCAATAGCTTTCTGGTTGTCTTTGAGATACATCCTGTTAACAAATGCTTTTCTCAATTCACCAGCCGTATCGTTTACACCTTCACCAGTAAACAACTGTTTTTGTCCCTCAATCGTTTCAATACCTTTAAAACCAGTAAAGTTTTGATTTCCATCAACATCTTTAAAGTTTCTGATTTGTTGGTTGATAGTGTCAATTCTGGATTTTGGCAGGTCAGCTTTGTTAATTAGCTGCAACAAAACCTCGGTAGGCATTGTTGAAAAGTTTTCCGCATAAGTGGACATTGTTGAGGGCAACATGAACACTTGACCATTACCACCAGCAGCTAAATTTTCTTCTTGGGCAATCTTTACCCTCTGCATGATTTTCTTGGCAATAGATTCGCCAGATGCGCCACCAATGCCCTTCTCAATGTTTTCCAAGAATCTAGCAAAGTCTTGACCACCTTCGGTTATGACTGCTTCTGGCAATACTTCATCAGACACACTCTTAATCTTCATGTTTCTTGTGGTGCTATCCCACGGAAGAATCATAAAACTAGAGCCTTGAGTGTCTTCTATCCTTGTTGGTGTTTTAGGGGCTAGGCCACCAATGTATTCAGTCTCATACCTTGAGCCAACTAATGGGTTTGGAGTTTTTGGTTTTGTTTCAAGGAATACGTTACTTCTTGTATTCTGAGCCATACCCTGCAACATTTCAGCAGGTAAGCCACCACGTTCCATAATCTGTGGCACTACTCTCTCAGCTACTCGCTCACCTGCTCTACCAGCAGCCATAGCTGCCCTATTTGCACCAGATGGTACTGGCGACAAAGTTAACAATGCTTCAGCAGTCTCAGGCTTTAGCAATGGTACGTTAGCCCTGTTGACGTTGGTCAATGCGTCTAGCAAGCCTCTAGGACTATCTGCGTATGCTGCTCTCTCTACTGTCTTAGGGATTCCTGTGCTTTCCAACAAATTACCCAGACCTTGCAGTTGCTGAGTACGCTTCTTGTCTTGCATAAACGCAAGCAAGCCTTGGATGGCATCGTTAGTTAACCCTGTAAGTGGGTTAGCGTAAGGAGTAGCCCTAAGTTCAGCCATTACTTCATCCTACCCATTTTCTTAGCAGCTTCTGCCATAGCAATAGCAATAGCTTGGTCACGGCTCTTTACAACCTTACCGCCTTTACCAGAGTGCAGAGTACCTTCTTTGTACTCACCCATTACCTTACCAACTTTCTTCTGACCAGCTTTTGTCATTTTCATTTCTTGTTCCTCGCAGAAATAGCTTTAGACTTTGCCTTGGCATCTGCCTTTGAACTCGCACCCCACGCTTGAAGGCTTTGCAACAAACGAGTAGGGCTACCATCAGGATTTCTCTCAGCACCTGCCATACCGCCCATACGAGCCAAAAATGAGGCTCTGCGAGGGTTGTCGCCAGATTTGACAGGAGGCTTTAGATTGCTACCTGCATTTTCACGCTCGTAAGACTTCCTACCCTTTTCATTGAGTCCGCCTTTAGGGTTCTTACCCTCCTTACGAGTCCATGCTGCACTCATTTTTTCTTAGCGGTCTTAGCTGCTTGTTTAAAAGCATCAGCAGTAGGCGCACCCTTGCTACCTACTTTACGCATACGCTCTGGAGTTTTACCAGCAGCCTTTTGAGCCTCTATCCGCTTCTTCTTTGCAGCGATATTTGCGTACAAGCCCATCATTTTTTAGCTTTCTTTGCTGCGTTTTTAGCTGTACGCTCTCCACGCATAGGCATAGGTTTTGGTGCTGGCTTCTTTTTGGCGGCTTTATCCAAATAAAGACCCATCATTTCAGCAGCTTGCATATTAGTCGTCCCCATTGTCTTCTCCCATAGTTTCAGACATTTCCTCGGAATCTTCAGTAATCGGCCCACCACTAATCCATGCCTCACAAGTCCTCTTGGAAGCACACTTAAAGTCAAACACTTCGCAATAGCCTAAGTCGCCAGCATCAATGACTTCCCAAGCATCCATCTCTGTGCCGTTCATCTCAAGACCTGATTCAATGCAAGCAAGCATCTTAGGGGTTTGGATAAAAGCAGCGCAGTTACCGCAACGAGACTTTTTAGCCTGTGCAGGTGAGATTCTCCAAGCCTTAGAAATGTCACGCCAGTATTCCATGCTTGGCTCATTGGGATTCATTGGGCCATAGTTCGCCTTGTCGATGGCTTTCTGACGACACTCAAGATTGACTTCTACGTCACCTGTGGCAACTGGACACGCTTCGCCTTTTTTCTCTTGGCTTTGTATCTCAATCTCAATTTTTACGGATGGCTCAAGTAAACCAGACATGGTTATCCCTATGGAGTTTATTTATTATCTCATAAAAAAAAAGAGGGAACAAGTCCCTCTAAAGTCTCAATGGCAACTG